AGGCCTTAACGCCACTCACGCCCGCCATTTCATTTGTCTTTTTCCAAGCTTTTATCGCATCGGTTATGCGCCCGATGCCGGATAGGTCACTGACGATCATTGACGGATCGTCGCCAGGGTCATCCGCGAGAAGCGCTTCCTTTCTTGACGACTCCCATGCTAAAGCGAAGCACCGCAAAACGGTCTCTTTAGCTGGTTTCTTTTTTGGCTGGAGCAACTTCCAGATCTGTCGACCCTTCAATCGCTCCCCGGGTTCGGCCTTAATAGATTTCCTTACACCGCGCAAACGGCGTTTTTCGGCGGCCAACCTGGTCCAAAGACCAAGCTCCCGGGCCCTCCTCACTTCTCGAGTGAGTACCGCAGCCTCTTCCTCGCGAGATAAATCGTATCCATCGGGCATGGATACTACAGGAAAGAGGTTGGTGAGTTCCGGCTCCTTGGTCGCTGGACCGGCGCAGATCGCGTGTTTAAGACGCTGATTGGACATGATGGCATCAATGCACATCTTTGGCAGGCGCTGTACTGTTTTTATTTTACTTCGAGCCAGTCTCGAAACGTTTGCCAACAGCACCATCTTCAGTCCTCTCCCGGTTACGGTAGCCTCACAGGCTAAACCGGTCACGTCTACCACGTCCGCCGACATCCACAAGGCGCTCACATTCGTTTTCTTTTGAAGGACGCAGTTCTTGAACACGGTGGAATTGATTTCTCCGTATTCAGGACTCTGCATTGTCTTTTCCTGATTTACCACGAGGCCGGCTTTCGAACCAGCACTCACCACCGCGGCAACCAGTCCGCCACTACTGACGTCCTTCGTTAATAGGTCATCGCCATTTACGAGTAACCTATGTCCCGTCCATTCCTTGAACGAGATCTTCCCTGATTCCAAGAGGTCGGCCAGAGCCATGTCGACAACGGTCTTATTAATCAGGCACAGGAGCGGGAAGCTCATAGGACTCCCCATCGGCTGGCCCGACTCAGGCGCGGCAGTGTCAGGATCACTCGGCAAACCGAGGTCACCCAACACATCAAGACACTGCTCTTCCATTGACGTAAGGCCCACACTCTTTTCTTTCAGGATTTTCACCATCGCGCGGACATATTCCAGCTTTATATTGTCCGTGGCGCTAGAATAATCAAAGCTGAGCCAGGTTTCCCCGGAACAACCCTCCGATAGGTGCCTGAGCTTCTCATGGGTTGGGCTACCCACAAGAAGCCATCCCTTCCGTTTGAGGACAGCGTAGAGAGACCGGTGGAGAGGCGTGAGCACCTCAACATTAAAGCCTGAGTACAACGTTACGACTCTAGGCTTGCCGCTCGAATAAACGAGCTCCACACGGCATTCCTTTGAAAAACTCTCGGGGGCCCAGTTCCCCCCCGCTGCCCTCTCATGGGACCTCGTAGCATGGCCGTTCGGGACATACGGCCTATGCTCCTTCCCACTGTCCCAACCCGAAGGTACATTCATGGCGAATGCCTTCTTAAATTTTCGCATGTGGACTGGATCCACACCTTGAGGTTGGCGCCGTGCCTTTTCCCAAGACCTAAGGAGTGACGAAGCGCGGTCTTCGCAAGCATCACACGGTTGGACTTCGGCCTTGGCTGTCGTCTTAATTGACAACTCTTGAACAACGGTAAGTTCAGGAGGATAAATTGACCGAACCTTGCTGCGGAGGCTACCGCAAACAAAGTCCTTAGGTAGCGGACGAACCGCCTTTAGCCGTTGATCGGCTCGAAGGAGCTTCACAATAGCACGTGCCTTCCTATACAATGCCTTGGACCGGGCACAATCGGTCCCATTGCTCACTGCACCCTCCGATGAGGGTCGAAAAACCGGAATGACCACATACGGACATTCGGACACGTTACATGGCGAGGGGTGTAACTCCGCGCATAGTTTCCGTCCGGCAAAGTCCATCAGTCCTTCCGGGTCGTAAGAGAGCCTCTTGTCAAGCAGCCGCCGGCGAAACGCACCGGCATTCCTGTAAGGGAAATGAGGATTCGGATCCTCGGCATGACTCTCCACCAAAACGACCTCATCGGTTTTCCCTTTGTATTTTCTTTTATTTTTCTGCATGGGCAAGTAACAGTCCCATGGTTCAGGAGCGGGGTCACTCCTACATTCCCTTTGTCTTTCTCTTTTAGACACCACGTTCCTCACGGTGATGCTAGGGTCGGGGTCAACCCAAAACGGAAGAGATTCTGTCTTACGTGAGGCTCTTGCCTTACCCCACAGGATCTCATTTTTCGTTTTATGGCGTTGA